GGGTACAGCATCATCGCGGACGTGATGACCCAGGCGCAGACCGAGGAGGACCCCGGCGTCGAAGCGGGCCTCATGGAGCGCCTGATTGCGGCCGAGGTAGCAGCGGAGACTGCCGAGATTCTTCAGCAGTGGAACGAGGGTGCAGAGATCGACCTGTACCTGCGCTTCCGGGGCATGATGGAAGCCTACGAGAAGCGCCTGGACCGCAAGGTCAAGAACCCCCAGGTGCTGGACCCAATCGAGGACCTTCTCAAGGCCGAGGAGGATGACACCGGCCTGCACTGGCGCCTGGACTGCCTGAACCAGCACATCAAGCCCCTGCGCCCGGGGGACTTCGTTGTGGTGGCCGCCCGCCCGGACAAAGGCAAGACCACGTTCATGGCTGACCAGCTTACCCACATGGCGGCCCAGGTGGATGGCCTGTATCCCGGGCAGAACAGGAGCATCCTGTGGTTCAACAACGAGGGTCCCGGTAACCGCATCGTCCTACGGAACTTCCAGGCTGCTCTCAATGCCACGGTCGAAGACCTCGTGGCGCTGAGTAACACCCCGTCGGATCCGGACTTCGCGCACTACAAGACCATGGTACGGCAGAAGTATGCGTCCGTACTGGGTGGGCGGCCGGGGGTGCTCAGGGTCATGGACATCCACGGCTTCTGGAACCACGAGGTCGAGGACTTGATCGCCACCCACAGACCGGCTGCCGTTGTGTTCGACATGATCGACAACATCAAGTTCGGTGGGGGCACTACCAATGGGGGCGAGCGCACCGACCAGCTACTGGAGGCCATGTACCAATGGGCTCGCCTGATGGGCGTCAAGTACGACACCGCTGTGCTCGCTACCTCGCAGATCAGTGCAGATGGTGACGGTCTGCAGTACCCCACGCTGCCCATGCTGAAGGACTCCAAGACCGGCAAGCAGGGCGCCGCCGATGTCATCATCACCATCGGTGCGGTCAACGACCCGGCCCTGGCTCGCAGCCGGTACATCGGTGTCACCAAGAACAAGAAGGTCCGCACGGGTAAAGCCATGTCCCCGATGAAGGAAGTCATCCTGGATGGGGACCGCGGACGTTACGTGGAGGTATCCTATGGACAATGAAACTGAACCCGGGTGGTCTTTCTGGTTGGGCTTCCTGGTTGGCGTCCTCTTCTCGTTGCTGTTTGTGGTGACGACATGAGCGTGCCGGGATTCTTTCGAGACCCCCGTATTCAGGTATACATCAACGGTGTACCATACCAAGGTAGGGTGACAATCAACGAAGACCACGCCCGACTGAAGACTGAGGTGGGAATCTACCTGCCAAAGGAGCTACCCGAAGGGCTGGTCCTGCACAGCCTTGACGAAGTCATCCGCCTGTGGGTGAAGGAGAGCAAGTGAGCTACAAGACCGACCCGGCCCCCGCCGTATTCGCCGGCATGACCTACGCATCCAGCTCCAGCTACTACTGGAACAACCTGGACCGGAGGTTTCTAGACGCCATGCCGGATGGCTTCCTCGGCAAGCTGACCGGCATCGAGCGTGCCCGTATGACGGACCTCCTGTTCGCCCTCTGGTCGTGGGCCGAGGCGGTGGGTAAGGAGAAGGCCGAGCAGCGCCAGCAGGCACTGCAGGACAATGAGATCGACGCCCGCGCGGATGACGTGGCGAAACAGAAGCTAGCCTGGGTTCTGTCGAACTGGGGCAACTTGGGGGCACCATGAGCATCAACAAGGTCTACGTCATCGGTTCCCTGCGGAACCCCAATGTAGCCACCGTGGCAGGTACCCTGCGGCAGCGCCTGGGTGTCGAGGTCTTCGATGACTGGCTCGCCGCCGGCCCCGAGGCGGACGACAAGTGGAAGGCATACGAAGAGGCCCGCGGACGCACCTACGAGGAAGCCCTCAAGGGGTACGCTGCTGAGCATGTCTTCCGTTTCGACAAGCTCCACCTGGACACCGCCGATGCGGCCGTCCTGGTCCTGCCTGCGGGGCGCTCGGCGCACCTGGAAGCGGGCTACATGGTGGGCCAGGGCAAGCCTGTATACATCCTGCTGGATGAAGTCTCTGGCAGCGCCCGCTGGGACGTGATGTACAAGTTCGTCACCGCGGTGTACCGTAACCTGGAGGACATCATCACGGCAATCAGCGTGCAGCCCAGAAGCGGCCTCATCCATTACCCGAGCTTCGCCACTGGGGCCCCCTCGTTGGGGTCGGCTGGCAACTGGCGGGACATCGCCGCTCTGGAGATCGAATGACCGTCATCAAGACCGTGCTCGGGCGGTACTTCGATCTCGCCAAGCCGCGAGAGCAGGAGTATCCCATCGAGGAGATCGCGTGGCACCTAGCCCACATCAACCGCTTCACAGGCGCCGCTGAGGTACCCGTGAACGTGGCCTACCATAGCATCCTGGTGAGTCGCTATGTGCCTCCCGAGCATGCACTGGCGGCCCTCCTGCACGACGCCGAGGAAGCTTACTACGGGGACATCAGCAGCCCGGCCAAGAAGTTGGTGGGTACCAAGTACAGGCGCCTCGCTGAGGAAGCCCGGCTGTGCGCGATGGAGCAGAACGGGGTGACGCAGGACGCCTGGGTGGATGCCAGTGCGTCGATTCACGCGGCAGATTCATTCGTCCTGCGCCTGGAGACCATGTACCATACGGCGCCACAGGTGGCCCCGCATCCTCATGGCTTCCACTTCGAGAAGGAATACCGGAAGCACACCTACTGGGCCAAGCGCCGGCCCAGGGCCCGGGAGGCTCTACAAGCCTGCCAAGGGGCAGCGGCGGCTGAGGCATTTCTGCTCCGGTACTACGAGATTCTGAGTCCCGAACAACTCACCTTTGTGGAGTACGATTGACACACGCACTTCCAAGATACCGCGTCTGGGACGTGGAGACCACGACTTACGAGCTGATGAAGCGCAAGGCAAGCGCCTTCGATCCTCGGAACTGGGTAGTCACCCACGCCTGGAAGCGTTACGACGAGACCTCCGTCACCGAAGAACGCTTCGGTAGCGAGCGCCCCCCTGCTGGCTGGTTCGTGAAGCTCCTCCATGGAATCACCCTGCTGGTGGGCTTCAACATCAAGTTCGATCTGCTGCACGCCATCTACGCCGACAGGCAGAACCTCGAAGCATGGATGGACTTCGTGGCGCGCGGGGGCATGGTGTGGGACTGCCAGCTTGCGGAGTACCTCCTCAATGGCATGAGCCAGCGGGACCACATGCTGAGCCTGGACGAGGTGGCACCCCGCTACGGTGGCGAAACCAAGGTGGACGAAGTGAAGGTCCTATGGGCCTCCGGCGTGCAGACCGATGAGATCGAGCCCGAGCTTCTGACTCGCTACCTGTGCGGAGGGGCCGACGAGCACGGCCACATCTGCAAGGGGGACATCGAGAACACCGAGACTGTGTTCCTCGCGCAGCTACAGCGGGCCCGGGATGTCGAGCAAGTGAACTCCATCATGCTCAACATGGGCGCCATTATCTCCACCACGGAGAAAGAGCGCAACGGCATGTTCGTGGATGTGGAACAGGGGCACGCCCAGGCTGAGGAACTGCGGGCCGAGATCGCTGCCCTGACGGCCAAGCTGGCGACCTACCTCCCGGCCGACCTCCCGCTGGGCTTCAACTGGGCCTCACGGTTCCACAAGTCCGCCCTAATCTTCGGCGGCAAGCTGAAGTACCCCAAGCGGGAGTACCTGCTCGAAAGGCCCTACGGTAGCACCGCGGCCGGTGAGTATCTCTTCGAAGAGGACTTCGCCAGCGCCGATGACTTCCTCCTGGGCTACCGGGCCTACGCCAGCAAGACCGAGAGGCACTACGTTCTCAAGGACGGGTCCACTACCCCGAAGCCGCCGAACCTGCATACCGAAGGTGGGGACGCGGCCTATGCCAAGTTCACCAGCGGCAAGAATGCGGGCCTCTACAAAACCAAGAACGTCAGCGTCCCGGACTACGACAAGCCCAAGTCCCGCATGGGCGAGGACTACTACCTCTTCAATGGGTTCGCCCCGCCGCAGAAGAAGTGGGAGACGAGCGACCCAGGTGTGTACTCCGTCACCGACGAGGTGATCGAGGAGCTTGGTGTCCTGCACAACGTGCCTTTCCTGAAGGACCTTGCTCGGCTTACCAAGCTGACGAAGGACCTGGGCACGTACTACATCGCCACGGACGCCCAAGGGAGACAGAAGGGGATGCTCGCCCTGGTGGGCCCCGATGGGATCATCCACCACAAGATCAACCAGACATCCACTGTCACCGGGCGAGTCAGTTCAAGTGATCCGAACCTTTAATTTTTGGGGGTTCTAAAACTCCGTGAACTCAGGGGAACCCCAGGCCGGGCAATCCTGAACCAAAGCCACCATATCTCCCAAAGAGGGACAAGATGGACATAAAGCATTACTACGAGAACACCGAGCTAACGCTAGAACAGATAGCGGCACGCACTGGTACCACATACAAGGTGGTATGGGGCTACGTCGCCCGCAACTACAGCAAACAGCACAGACAGCAGCGCAAACGTAACAGCTACCGCCTGTCCAAGATGGCTGACCTAAACCCGATGTACAACAAGCTGCGGGAGCAGCATCACAACTATGTCGGGCAAGTTGCGGATGGTAAGGGTTACCTAATGGTGCTCAAGCCTGACTGGTATACTGGGCGTAAGGGCAGTAAGCACGTCTTTGTGCATCATATAGTTATGTGCGGTCATCTTGGTATCACCGAGATACCGGCCGGGTGGTGCGTACACCACTGTGACGAGAACCCACATAACAACTGCATTGATAATCTCGTAATGCTTACTATGGGCGAGCATGCAGCATTGCACTCGTGGCTAGGCGCAACGACTATCTCGAAAGAGAGTACAGCCAAGTGGCTGGAAGCGCGGAGAGCAGCCAAGGCTGCTATGATATAGTCTACTCTGCATGGGAACATGCAGCAGCCCGTAAGGGCGGGCGGGGCCTAACGCACCCCGTTGAATTACAGACAAAACGT